CTGGTTGCGGGCCTCGTTCAGCATGACGCCGCGCTCGTACATCTCGCGGAACATCACGCCGCCCAGCTTCGAGAGGAGGCCCCGCGGGTCGTCGCGCCAGTCCGGGCAGACGCGCTCGCGCACCTCCTCATAGGACGGGTACGTCGTGGGCGGGCACCTGAGGACCACCACGTCCGGCGCCGCCACGAAGCCGAGGTCCGCGAGCTCCATCGTCGTCGCGACCGTGAACGTCGGGCCGTAGGTGCCCTCGATCTTCAGCTGCGTCACGAGCGGGAGCTTGACGACCTCGTCGCCGACCGACCCGCTGAGGCCGAGCCGCTGCTTAGCGTTCGCGCACCGGTCGGCGACGGACCTCCACGTGTCAGCCCCGCCGTGGTGGACCTCGTCCGCGACCAGCACGTCGAACTGGGAGAACCAGTCGGGGTCGTAGTCCGGGTTCGGCCTGGGGCGCCCGCCCTTGCTCTTGAGAACCGGCCGCGCGATTCGCTGGAGCGTCTGGACCATGCCGACCACGACCTGCCCGTCGGTCCAGCTCTCCCGCGGGCCCTGCGCGACGCCGACCTCCATCCCCAGCCGCTTCTCGAACCGCTGCGGCGTCTGGGTCATGAGGGTGTCGGTGTGCGTGAGCCAGAGGGTCTTTCCCCCGCACCGCCGCACGAACTCTATGGCGATCTCCGTCTTCCCTCCGCTGGTCGGGCACTGGAGGACCATGCGCCGCGCCCGCACGGCCTTCAGCACGGCCTCGGTCTGGTACGGGCGCCACTCCATGCCCCGCAGCGCGCCCGCGAGCGGCGGACGCTCCGGCGCGTCCGGCCAGCGGATCTCGGGCCTCCCGTGGCCCAGGGACGCGAGCGTGGAGGCGACGCGCCACGTCAGGCCGGCGAGGAACTCGTTCTTGACGCGGGAGACGAACTGCACACGGCCGTCGGACCGGCCGTTCTTGAACGCCCAGGTGTGCTCGGCGGCGGGGTCGTAGACGGCGAGCGCCTCGCGTACGCCCGCCTGGACCTCCGGCGGGGCCTCCAGCCTGGCCCAGACCGGACCGACGGCTATGACGGGGCGCCGGCTCACGCTAAACGTATCCGGCAAGCCTCTTTTCTACCCTGCCAGGTCGCCAGAATGGCCTCCAGAGCGCATCGAGTCTCGAAGGCTAACCGAATAGGCATCCGCGCGCCCCAGATGGCCACAGACGCCCGCGGGCGCCTCTTACGGGTCCCTCGTCAGCAGGCTGCCCAGGGCGGACTTGTTCTGGACGACGTGCCAGCTCGGTCCGGTGTGCGAGAGGTCCTCCACGTTGACGGGACCGCCGTCGTTGGCGGGGACGGCGTCCTGTAGCGGCGTGACGTCGCTCGGGAGCTTCTTCAGCTTCCCGGCGGCCTTGAGCTTCTTCTCGAGCGGCGGGAAGTCCTCCGCCGTGGAGTCGAGGGTCGGCGTCCCGTCGGAGCTCCAGCCCTTCGCGAAGTTGTTCCCCTTCTCGGCGTCGGTGTCGGACGGGTAGTAGAGGAAGTCCGGCCTGAGCACCTGGAAGTGGCGGTCGAGCACGGCGACGACCGGGGCGCTCACTATGGGGTCCCCGTCCACGACGTCGATGCTCCCGGAGACCACAGTGGACTCCGCCAGCGTCGTCACGTCCGTCAGCCTCAGGCCCGCGGTGCCAGACCCGTCGCTTACGACGTCCCTGCGGAACCACAGCAGGTGGCGCCCGTCGAACCCCGCGACGACGAACACGCCGTCCGTCACCGGCTCGAGGCGGGAGGTGAAGCCGGACGGCCAGACGACGCCGGTGGTCGGCGGGAAGTTCTCCGTGAACCCGACGATAGTGGCGATGTCCCCGGTCTCGACGTCGTGCAGGAAGAAGCCATAGCGGCTCGTGCCGAAAACGGGTCCGCCTAACGCGAACGTGGTCTCGAGCGCGGTCACCAGCGCCAGGCCGCGCGGCATCACCGTCGGGTTCCCGAGGCTGTCAAACTCTGTCGCGCGGCGCGGGAGGTACGTGACTGCGAATCCGAACTGCTTCGTCTGCCGCGTCCGCTTCCTGTGCCTGGTGACCTCCACGCCCGCGTCGAGCGAGAAGAAGAAGCCGTCGGTCGCTCGCTCGGAGCCCTGGAACGCCGTGCTCGAGGACACGGTCTCTATCAGGACCCTCCCGGTGACGTCCAAGTACGGCACGACCGTCGGGTCGACGTCTTCTATCACGTACGTTTCCACTAGTGGTCTTTGGTTGTTCGAGTTGTCCACGTCTATATCGAACGAGAGCTGGGGCGTAGAGAGGGACGCGTTCCAGCCCGTAACCACTTGCCCGCCCTTATCGGTCACGCCGAAGGTCGGGAAGTCCTCGATCTGCGACGGGTTGCTCTCGCGCCTGTACGTCTGGATCCTGTGCACGACCGCTCCGACCGTCTCCTGCGCCGCAGGGAGCAACGTACTGAAGATGATCTCGCCAGTCGTCACGTTCACGACTAGCGCGTGCGTGGCGAAGTTCGCGATGCTGCCGAGGTTGAAGTGGTCGCTGCTCTCGTCGTGCGCCGTTCCCGAGCCGTCGCTCTTCTCAATCTCGTGCGTGATCGTCCCCGCCACACCGACGCTGGTGCTGGGGGACAACGCGCTCAGCCTGATCCAGATAGAGAAGATGAGGTGGAGCGCGTCGTCCAGCTGGATGTCCGTGATCACGATCCTCGGCGTGAGGTGTTTTGGCGGCGGCCCTGTCTCTACCTCGTTGCGGCTCAGCGTGACGGGCGCCGTCTCTGACCCGGAGCCGGAGATGGGGTTCGGCGCCGCCTCGCTCAGCACAGCCGGGAACCCGCCACCCCCGCCCGTCCACGCCGCCTGAATGTACCTCGTCTCCCCAGTCAGCGTCCACGCGTGCGTCACCTGGCAGAGCACGATGCCGGCGTCGAGCGGCTGCTCGTCCCGCACTAGCGTGACGCGCGGACGGGATGGCCCGAGCGGCGTCTTCTGGTTCCGCGCGATTCTGAAGATGTAATAGTGGTGCTCCTCAGTGGCGACGACGAACGCGTCCGACCGCGTCGCCCACTTCACGTACGCGGGGTCCCCGTCGAGCTGCGCGCGAAGCTTCAGGTCGATGACCTGCTGGTCGTTGCGGAACCACACCTCCCGCGCCCCGGCCTCGCCGGCGACGAAGAGCTCCTCCACGACCGCTCCGCCGGGGAACGGCTCGTCCGTCCCGGGCCCGCGGCGGGTGAGGACTTCGAGGATCATGAACGGGGCGCCGCCCCGCCACAGCACGCTCACCGGGTCGCCCGCGTGCAGCTGCGTGGAGACGCGAGTCGGCGTCGCGACGCCGCGGATGAAGTACCGGCTGTCTGTCGGGTCCACGCGCTCGACGACCTCGCGCGTGATGGGGTCCGAGCCAGTCGTCGACGCGTCGTTGGGCCTGACCGCGTTCGGGACGCGCCTGGCGGCGCTTGAGTACCGCGGCGTGGGCATCACCGCATCCCCACGATGACGAACTCCTGCCCTGTGTACGTCACCCAGACGCGGACGCCGACGTCCAGCTCCGCGTCGATCGCCTGACTCGCCGGCACGCGCCCGACCTGCATCGCGGCGGGGTCGACGAGGTCGACGTCGTACTGGATGCTCAGCCAGCCTGGCTTGGAGGCGATGTTCGCCGCGAGCCACTTCCCGACCGGCGGGGCCCCGAGCTGCTGCGCGCTGACGCCAGTCGCGCTCCTGCCACCCTGCGCGGCGACCTGCCTGATGTGGCGGGGGGTGGGCATCAGAGCGACCGGTCGTAGAAGACGCCGCGGACGTGGGTGAGGTACGTGGGGTTCTCCGAGTTCTCGCGGTACTCCAGCTTCGCCTCGACCACGAGGAACGGCTGGAGCGGGATGTCGTAGCCGAGGTCGTCGTCCAGCCCGGTCAGCACGAGAGTCTGCCCGCGGTGGATCCACGGCATCCCCGCCGCGGTGAAGCTCGCCTCGACCTCCGTCGCCCCGCTCGCCCGCGTCGCCTGCCCCGCGATGATCGCGAGATGCTCGGCGAGGAGGTTCTTGTTCGTGATCGTGATGTCCCGCGCGCCGGGGTCGTTGCTGATGACCGTCGCGTAGACGACCTGCTCCTCTGTCACGTCCGCGTTGCTCCCCACGCCACGGCCCGGCCCGCCCGGCGGGGTGCCGTTCGCCGTCGTCCGGCGCGTGGCGCCCGGGGCGCCGTCGGCGTCGAACTGCGTGGTCGTGATCTGGTACGACCCCGTGCTGCTCCTGCGGTACGTCTTCGTCTCGGACTCCGAGCGCACGAACTGCCCCGCGCCGCTCGCCGCGTCGGCGTCCCAGTCCTCCTTGGTGGTGTTCTGGGCCCGCAGGTACCCGTCCTCGTCGTAGGACTGGGATATTCTCGTCCTGCTCACGGGGACGATATTGCCGTCCTCGTCGAGCCCCTCGCGCGTGATGGTGCGCTCGTTCTCCTTCGGGCTGTTCACGATCGTGTTCGGGAACACGACCTCCGGCGCGTCCCAGTTGGACTGTATCGAGTCCACTGCGGTGAGCACGAGCTGGTCGTCCGCGTCGAGCTTCCACGTCTCGACTGTCTGGCTCAGGACCGCGCGGTCGATCTGGCGCGTATGCTCCCGCGTGACGATGCGGGAGACGATGACGCCGCCCTCCTCCAGCTCGTCCACGGTCTCCGTGTCGTCGAACCCAGTGACGGCCACGCCGCCGGAGGCGCCGGTCCTGCTCCCCTCCAGGCGGAGGACCCGGATGGAGCTCAGGCCCCTGGCCCTGATGACGAGGTCCGTGACGCGCGCGTCATGCGCGTCGATGTCTATGCCAGGCCCCGCTGTCTCGCGCGACCGAATGACGACGAGGCCGCCCTCCGCCCATATGTCGTATGCGCTCGGCTCGAAGTAGTTGAACGGGTTGACGAGCTGCTGGAGGGCGGAGATGACGGACCCGTTGACGGCGAAGTTCTCCCGCATGCGGTAGTTCGGGGCGCCGAACGAGACGCTCAGCCCCACGCGCTCGCAGAGGTCCTCGGCGATGTCCCGCGCCGTCTGCTTCCCAAACACGGGGAGCGGCACGGTCACGCCCGGGGTGTAGGGCAGGCTCGGGAAGCCGGGGATGGCGCTCGCGGTCGGGGCCGACTGCACGGGCTGGTTGAGGACGTACGTGACGTAGACCGACGACTCGATGGCGAGCGCCGCCGCGTCGCGCCCGCGCACGACGCTCGTCTGGTCATCCGGCGTGACGTGGAGCTCGACCTCGTCGATGACGCCGCTGGTCATGTTCGTCAGGAAATTCTGCTGGAGGTCGTCGTCGAGGAACCCCGTCTCGATCGTCGCGGGCGACAGCGCGCCGCGGTTGACGAACGCCTCGGCCCCGTTGAGCGCGACCTCGTACTGGTCGGACGCGAGCTGCACGGTCTGGTCTACGTTGATCTCCGACGGCTTCAGGCTCACAGCGTCACCCTCGCGATCGGCGCCTGCAGGTCGGAGTCCGTGGACGACGCCACCACCGCCTGCGGGATGACGTCAAAGATGACCTCCAACGCGTCGGGGTTGGCCTGCACCACGTCGAACAGCACCCTGAGCGACTCCAGGACGAACGGCACGTTGATGACGTCGAATGTCACGGTGAGCGGCGCGAGGTCAGTCTGGACGACCATGAACTCCACGTCGAGCCACCCCCGCCCTCCGAAGAGCTTGCCCGTGGCGGCGATCTCTATGGTCGCCGAGCCGCTGAACTGCGCGGTGTCTGGCGACGGCGACAGGGCGCCGGCCGCAGTGATCTCCACGACCGCCGAGCCGCTCAGCAGCCGCGACGACGACAGGGCGCCGGTCGCGGAGAACTCTATCGCCGCCGAGCCGCTGATCTCTGTGACGACGAGCGACGACAGGGCGCCGGTCGCGGAGAACTCTATCGCCGCCGACCCGGCGATGGGGCTGGTCGGCGCCGGAGCGAGCCCGATGAGCTGGACCAGCGGCGGCGCCTCGTCCTCGAACATCTGGTATGGGTCGCCGTAAATGTCGAGGATCTCGGCGTTGCTGAGCGCTCGGCCGAAGATGAAGTCGAAGACCTTGAGGGCGGCTATCCCGCTCGCGCCCGCGCTTACCAGTTCGCTCGCCAGCTCCCCGTCCGTGATCGTCCACGTCCCGGTCGAGGCGTCGGCGATGCTCTGGTCGAGCTTCCCGTTCAGGAAGACTGCCAGCGTGTCCGCCGCGACGTCGCGCCGGGCGGCCGCCACGACCCGGGTGTCTATGCTCAGCGTGCTGGCGCCGGTGACGGAGCCCAGCGTCTCCCCAGTCGATCCCACGATCATCTCCAGCTTGTCCGAGTTCAGGCGCCACTGGAGCAGCGACCGCGGCGCCCCGATCCCGGAGTCCTTGGATAAGATCTGTGGGAAGCTCTGCCCGGCGGTCGTCAGGTAGAAGCACGAGACGATCGTGAACGACGACGCCTGCGTGAACTGCACCTTGGCGGGGTTCCCGAAGGAGACGTGGGCGCCCGTGCCGAGGACCTTGGCGGCCAGCTCGGCCGCCCCCGCCACAGTGGTGTAGAACGCGCCACCGAACAGCGCACCCACCGCGTGGGGCACTACGAGGTCGAGCGGCCTCCCAACTCCCTCGTTGTAGAGCGCAGCGAAGAGGAGGTCGGCCCCGTACTTCGACCGGAGGTTGACTCGGGTCGGAGTGAGGGGCCGCTCCCACGCCTGCCTCGGGACGAGCGGGAACCCTGGTCGCACGGGTTACTGGATCTCTGGATCGTAGGCCCGGTATGAGAGGACGTTCTCGTCGTTGGTGTTCGTGAACGCCGTCGAGCCGTTGTTGATGACGAGCGGCTTGAATTTCGTCGGCGGCAGACGTATCCCGGACAGGGAGATGCGCTGCTGCGTGTCCACTAGGCGGCACGGGAAGTTCCTCACGAAGGCCGACTGTGGGGGCGCGATAGAGTCGTCTCCGTCCTGGTAGTTCGTCCCGTCGACTGACAGGATGAAGTACAGCGAGACGTACGCGCCCGACGCCGGGGCGGACGCGAAGCGTACCATCAGGTCCCACTCGGATAGGATGTCGCGGGCGCCCGCGCCGGTCAGGTCGATCGCGTCGCCGATCTTCTGCGCCGCGGCGCTGAGGGCCTTGAGCGTCGGCGCGCTCGCCCCGCCGGCGATGGCGGTCGTGTACGTGCCGAGCGCAGACCAGAGGACTTTGTTCGCCATGTCGGTCTCCTTCTCCCTACGCGACCACGATTGAGAGCGCGCCGATCGGGAACTGCGGCGCGTTGTCGCCGCCGTTGACCTGGAGCGGCGGGTAGACGGACCCGCGGACGAGCAGGTTGCCAGCGGTCGACGCGTCCCACAGCCCGAAGTCCGTGATCAGCCCCCAAATTGCTGTCGGAGCGGGGAACGTGATGGCGACGAGGTTCGTCGACTCCCCGCCGGTGGCGTCCTCCTCGGACCAGTTCGCGTCGCCGGGGTTGAGCTGCATGCGCGCGTACGATCCGCCGCTCACCTCGGAGCCGGTCGCGTCGTCGTACGGGTCCTCCGTGTGCAGCGAGACCCACAGCGCCGTCGGCTTCGCCCACGTGTCGGTGCGGAGGAGGTGGTCCCTGATGAGCCCCTCGAGGTAGTCGCTCGCGTTGGCCATGCGTGGTTCTCCTTGTTCTGTTAGACTTCTATCGGAAGCAGACGCGCCTGGCGCTTGTTGCCGAGCGCGAGCGTGTTCGCGGGCACCGCGACGATCTTGTAGAAGAAGAACTGCTGCCCGACCGCCAGGCCCTCCGGCGAGGTCGCGACCGTCAGGTCCGCGTTGTCGAAGTCCAGGTCCGCCGGGGGCGTGCCGTAGTCCGGCGCCGCTCCGCCCGTCGTGTTGTCCGCCGGTGGGGCGCCCACCCCGGCGGCCGCTCCGACGTCGTTGTACTGGGACACGGCGACGTTCGCCACGAGCGAGTACGCGCCGTAGGTCCCCGCGGCGCCGACGGCGGTCCTGTAGTAGTTGTAGCTCGACGCGCCCGGCACGTCCTCCCAGCCGACCAGCCACTCCTCGTCCAGCGCGCCGACCGTGAACGTGACCTCGACGCTCGCGATCGTCTCCCCGGTCGCGTTGAGCGCGGTGACGACGCCGCCGTACTCCCCCACGCCGCCGGCCGCGGCCCACCCGCCCCCGGTGCCGACGCCGAGCGTCGCCGTCGGGGCGCCGGTCGGGATGTCGAAGTCGTCCACGCCGTCGCCCCACGGCTTGCTGATCGTGCCGTTCGGGTCGTCGACGATCTTCAGCATCGTCCACGCGTCGTTTGTCCCGATCTGCATGATCCGCAGGAGGAGGGCGGTGAAGCCGGCGACGTTGCCCATCGAGCGGTCGCTGACGTTCTCCAGGCAAACCTTGACCGGGCCGGTGAACGCCGTGGCGCTGGGGAGAGAGACGACCTGCCCCTCGTCCTCGGTGTTGCCGGCGATCAGCGTCGCCCCGTCCCCCTCCCTGAATCGTACGTTCGTCGGCATCTTGATCCCCCTATGACCCTGAGTACGTCTCGAAGTCGAGTTTTGACAGCGCCATCACGTCGAGCGTCAGCGTGTACTCGAAGAGCACGCCGCGCCCGTCCTTGATGAAGGTCGGGACCGCGTCGAAGTCCACGATGATGACCGTCCCCTCGAGCCCGGTGTAGTCCCTGTAGCTGTATGACTGCTTCCGCGTGAGCATCATGCCCTCGATCGCGGACTTAAGGGACTGGTTCATGAAGTTCCCGCCGCTCGTCAGCGTCAGGCGCATGTCTTTCGCCCAGCGCCCGAAGTCCTGCTGCGTCGTGCTGCCCATGATTCCGCGCAGGCGGGAGCGCCGCGGCTTCCAGTCGCGCTGGATCTTCGGGTCCGTCGTGAACTGGACGTCGTTCAGGAACACCTTGCCGAATGTTCTTATCACTGTGCGGACTCCGTGGCGGACGGCCCGCGCTTGCCCTCGAGGTACAGGCTGCGGCCCAGCAGCGAACTCGTGTCGGCCGAGAGCATCATGTTCGAGAACGCCCGCGGGCCCTTGCTCGGGAGGACGCTGCGGGAGCCCGGCGCCTCCTGCGGCGCCAGCGGGTTGACGTCGTTCCCCCTGCCACCCTGCCCCGCGCCGATGCGGTCCACGGCGGCGCCGAACTTGTCGACGGCCGCGGCGAACTGGTTGGTGGAGGCCACCTGGATGTCCGCCGTGTGGACCTGCTGCGTCGCCACGCGCGTGAGCGTCTCCGCGAGGTCCTGCTGCGGGGACCGCTGCATGCGCGCCCACGCCTCGCGCGGAGAGAGCCCCTCGCGGTCGACCGTCTGGAAGAGGTCCCTGCGCGAGACGGCGCCCGTCACGTCGGCGATCGTCCCGCTCTTGCCCGCGAGGATCTTCTCGTCCCGCTTCCGCACCTTCGCGACGTACTTGTCGACGTCGCTGATGCGCATCCGCGTCCGGCCCTCTCGCTGCGCCTCGGAGGCCGCGATGCCGAGCTCCTGCTGGAAGATGCTCTTCGCCTGGTCGTGGATCGCCTTGTAGATGTCGCTGATCTTCGTGACCTGGTCGAACCAGGCCCGCGACCCCTCGACCGTCTGCGAGAGGAAGCTCTTCGCGCTCTCGAGCTGCCCCTCCCACGTGCTGGCGCCGAGCTGGTCGTAGAGCCTGAAGTACCGCTCCGCGTACTCGCGCTTCAGGCCGAGGAGCTGCTCCTCCGCCTGCTCCTGCTGCGCGGCGGTGCGCCGCGGGTCGGTCCGCCCGGCTGCGACAGTCTCCATCTGGTCCTGCATCGAGACGCGGCCCATCGCGACGCGGTGGGCGAGCTGGCGGTCCTCAAGCGCGGTCTCCTCCTGTCGCCGCCGCTGGCGCTCCTGCGCCTCCCTGGCCGCGTTCTCCGCAGTTACCTGAGCGATCTTGTTCTTCCGCGTGATGATGTCGTCCGCGTGCTCCCGCTCCAGGTCGGCGAGCTTCTCCTGGTTCCCTATCGCGTTCACGCCAGCGGCGACGAGACCCTCGATCTCGCGCCGCTGCGACGCATACAGGGCGTTTGCCGCCTCGAGCCCGGCGACGAGCGTCGAGGTCGAGTGCTCCCTCGCCTTCGTGAAGCCGGCCTCCTGCTCCGCGGCGCTCTCGACCGTGCCCGCCTGCTCGCGGCGGACCTTCGCGATGTCCTGCTCGGCCTTCTCGATCGCCATGGCCGCGGCCATGTGGCTCTCCAACCGCCTCTGGCCGCGCTGGATCTCCTTTTGCACGAATCCCTCGGCGTCAGCGACGAGCTGCGCTTGGTCCCGACGCTCCTTCTCGTTGATGGCCGCCTTGGACTCGGCCATCTCCTTCGTGCTGGCGGTCCGGTCCTTGTCGAGCGTCGCGAGTTTCTGGTTGGTGAGCACCTGCGCGGCGACGTTGGCGGTGTTGAGTCGCTCCCTCGCCGCCTGGATCTGCGCCCCAATCCTGGCGTCTATCTCGGCGCGCTCCTCCGCGATGATGCCCGCGCCCGTGTCCGCCTGCCTGAGCTCCGTTAGCCGCTGCTCCTCTAGGGCGGCGATCTCCTCGATGGCGTTCTTGACCAACGCCACCCGCTGTGCCTCGATCGGGGCCCTGGCCCGCTCCTCCTGGAGCTGAAAGTCCTTGACGTCGGCCGCGTGCTTTTTGTCCAGCGCGGCGCGGGCCAGGTCGTACGACGCGGCGACCTCCGCCTGCGACGTCGCGTTCTGCCGCGCGCGGTCGGCCTGCTTCTGCATGAGCGCGCCGGCGGCGCGCTCCTCCTTCACCTCGGCCTCCGGGATCGTGACCTTCGCGCCCAGCGCGGCGGCGGCCGCGGCGTACTCGTGGAACTTCTTGATCTGCGTGTCCAGCGAGCCGGTCATGGCCTCCGCGGCGATGGCCGACCACGCGACGACCTTCTGCCAGAACCCGCCCTCGACCTTCCCCTCCGCGATGTCCACCTCGATGTTGTACGCCGCGATGGCGTCGGTGACGCGCTTCAGGCCAGTCTCCACGCGAGCGACGTCCAGCGTCTTGAGCGCCTGGCTGATGTCGAGCGTGGTGGCGGTCGCCTCCTTGGCGGCCTCCATGTACTTCCCGAGCGCCATCGTGACGGCGACGCTGGCCAGCATGGCCCCGCCGAAGGCCAGTCCGTAGAACCTGGCGCCGCGGGCGGACCGCGCCATCGCGGCCGTGGCCTGGTCGAGCGCCGGGCTGAGCTGGCTGAGCGGGCCGCCCACGATGTCCCTGACGACGCGGGTCAGGTGGCTGAATTGGAGGCTCGTCATGCCGGTGCGGGTGGCGGTGTCCTCCATGGCGCGGGAGACCTTCTCCAGCGCTGTCGGGACCGCGGCGGCCCCGCCGGCTCCGAAGAGCGCAGCCTTGATCTCGTCCCGGCGCTTGGCGAGCGCCTCGGCGGTGGCCTTTGCGGCGGAGCCGAACGCGCTGTCCGCCCGGCCCATGCCGCCCACGACCCCGGCGTCGCCGAGGCCGGTCGCGCCGGCGGCCGTCTTCTGGGACGAGTCGTCCCAGATGCGCTGGAGGACCTTCCCGTGCGAGCGGGCCTTCACCTCGGCCGCGTCGAGCGACTTGTCCAGCGCGTCGAGGTCGACGACGATGCGCCCGAGTGTCTCGAACGCGACGTCCCTACGCTCAGCCACGTCTGCCCCTCTCCGGCCCCGCGCCTATGTCGGCGCGGAACTCATCCATCGAGATGCGCTCCATCCCGTCTGCGACGTCCGCCGCGGCGCGGTCGCCCATGCCAGAGCGGCGGTACATGCTCGCGAGCGCCTCCACCCGCTCCTGCTCGTCCATCCACGGCACGCTCTGCACGCGCAGCGTGTCGAGCTCCTCGCCCGCCCGTATCTCGTCCATGTGGCGCTCCCACGTCGCGAGCTGCCGCAGCGTCACTCGGAAGTAGTTGCCCGGTTCTCCCCACCCGTAGAATCGGCCGCAGCGGGCGAGGGCGAGGGAGACGCGTCGGCGGCGCTCTCCTGACTCCCGGCGGCCTTCAGAGGGACCTTCGCGATGCTCGACGCCAGGATGGTCAGCATGAGGATCTGGCGCGGCGAGATGCCCCGCTCCTTGCCCTTGGCCGCGAAGACGTCGCGCGTGAGGGTCGGGAGGCCCTGCTTCTCGGCCGGCGCGTTGAGGAGGATGATCTGCTCGATGCTCCGCTCCATCCGCTCCGCGTAGTCGCCCGCCAGGCGGATGTCGTCGCCCAGGCGGGAGACCTTCATCGAGTCGTCGATCAGGACGTCGAGGAAGCTAAAGATCGGGTACTTGACGCCCTTGATCTTGACGTAGCCGTCGGGCTTGGGGACGAAGGTGTCGACGTCCATCATCCAGACGTCGTCCTTCGAGGTGACCATCTCGTTGCCGCTCTGCTCTTCGTCTGCCATCTGAGCCTCCCTGGGGCCTCTGGTGTTTACCCCGGGGCCGGGATGGCCCCGGGGTGCTCTTCCTCGCCGCTCCGCTATCTCTTACGGGTTCTCGTCGCCCATGAACGCCCACCGGCCCGAGGCGCTGTTCGGCCACGCGTACCAGTTGGTCATGATCACGCGCTGGGTCGTCGGCGCGAAGGGGAAGTTGACCTCGCCCTCGGCCGGGCTGATCTCCGGGATGACGATCTTGTCCGCCGGGAGGGGCGACTCGAACCCGCCCTTGATCTTGACGATCTCCATCTTCACGCTGAGGGTCTGGCGCATGGACTGGCCCACGGCCACGGTGAAGTCCACGCGGCGCTTGCTGCCGTCGCTGTTCTCGACCACGCGCGCCGAGGGCACGCCGCGCCGGAGGTTGTCGAGCGTGATCTCCTTGAACGGGATGACCACCCTGACCATGCCGCCGATGACGACCTTGTCCTGCGGCACGGTGCCCGTCTGGGCGCCCGTCAGGTCGGCCGACTCCGTGGTGACCTGGTACGCGACCTCGTCGCCGAGGAAGCCGACGTCCGTCCTGATCGCCGCGCCGTCGCCGCCCGCCAGGTTCACGGCGTAGGGGTACGCGTTGTTGCCTGCGAGGTTGATGACCCCGGAGCCACTGATGCCGAGCCCGCGGGCGGCGGTCACGTAGTAGGCGGCCAGCGGGTCGGCGGTGAGGGCCGCGATGATGGCGTCGATCGTGGTCACGCCGTCCTCGACCGTCACGCTGATGGTCGTGCCATCGACAGAGACGACCGGGGACTGGCCGATGGAGGCGGCGTCCACGTACACGAACGCCACGGCGTCGCCCGAGTAGTCCACCTCGTTGCCGGACGCGTCGAAGCCCGCGCCGGGGCGGACCGCCTGGAGGAAGATCCCGTCAGTGGTGTACGGGTCGTCCCCGATCAGCGCGGACGCGCGCGGCAGGGTGGTGATGTAGATGTTGGCCGGGCCGAGCTCCAGCTTCCTCGGGTTCTTTGCCATGTCGAGTGCCCTCCTGTTGTCGGTTAGCCAGGTTCAGGCGCTCGCGGCGCTGCCACCCTCAGCACGTACATTCTAACTCAGCTTTTCCCTACGGCGCCCGGAACGGCTCCGGACCGCTGTAGTCGTAGACGAGGAGGCGGTAGGTCAGCATCTTCCTGACCACGTCGGCGTCGTTCTGCGCCTCGTCGCTGTCGTCGCGGAGGCTCATGTACGCGACCAGCGCCGGCGCCTCCTCGGAGTAGGGGTCGTCCTCGTCCAGCGGGAGCGCCTGGCTGTCCAGGACCGAGTTGACGACGGCGGCGATCGCCTCGCACGTGTCCAGGTCCGTCGCCCAGATGTCGAATGTCAGGCTTCTGTCGAACAGCGGCACGACCTCGTCGAACCCTACGCCCAGGTCCCTGAACGTGACCGCCGGGAGGTTGACAGGGGCCCTCGTGGGGCGGTACGTGACGCCGTCGGGCACCATCGATGCGAAGTAGGGGTCGTTGTTCAGCTTCGCCACCAGCGCGGTCCTCAGCGCCACCAGGTAGCCCGAGGGGGCGCTCACGGCCTGCCTGCCATGATCTCGGCGAACCGCGGCCGGAGGGCCGCGAGCGACGGGCCCCAGACGGGCCGCGGGAACAGGATCCACTGCACCTTCGTGACCTTCCCGCTGCGGTTCTTGACGCCGGCCGCGGCCCCGTGCTCGAGGGGGATCGCGTACTTCAGGTCGCTGCCGACCTCAGCGAACCACACGTGCCCGTCGTTCCGAACCTGCCACGAGACGCTCCGCATCAGCGCGCCCGTGTCTGGCGCCGGCGGCTCGCCGGGCGCGGACGCGCGGTGGACCCTGCCCGCCCCGCGCGCGAAGGCGGGGCCGAGGACTCGCTTGCCGCGGCGCGTCCGGCGGAGCCCGTAGACCCGGCCCGTCGCGGGCGAGTTGCGCATCCGGAGCTTCACCTCGTTCGCGTACTCCGTCGCGATCCTGGTCATCCGCGGGAGCATGTCCTTCTCGGCGACCCGCAGGACGTTGCCGGCGAAGAACGTCGTCTGCACGCTGGCGGGCATCAGAGGTCCCCCGCCGGGACCCACTGCTCGACGTTCGCCTCGTAGTGGGGCGCGTTCGGGTTGTTCACGTAGTGGGTGTGGACGACCTTGTACGTCTCGCCCGTGTCCTCATCCTCCAGAAGGTCGTTCTGCTGGACGACGGAGAAGTCCACGTCCGCGATCACGCGCTTCTTGCGCGCGGGAACGTTGCCGAACTCGTCCTGCTCCATGCGGCCGCCGTCATCCTGGAGGCTGCACGCCAGGCCCGTCGTGACGACCGTGTTGTAGACGAACTTCGTCGACCCGGAGGCGGACTTCACCGTCTCGCCACGCTTCACCGTGACGCTGTAGGTCAGCGCCCGCAGCCAGGCCGTGCTCAAATGTTTACCTTACACACCCTTCTTCACGACGATTGCCGAGACCACCGGGGCCGAGGCGTAGGCGCCCGCGGCCAGCGTCACTCTGAGGCCTTTGACCGGTATGTCGAACGTGTACGCGCCCATCGTCCCAGCCCCGAGCCCATACGGCGCGGAGAATGCGGCGGAGGCCGCCGCGACCTCGAACCACGGGCCCGCGAACTCCGGAGCGCCTGTCGGCGATACCTCCACCGTCGCGCCGCCGATCTCGGCCGCGTCCACGCCGCCGCTCAGGTTGGTCGCGGCCATGACGACCGTCGGGTCGCCCGCCTCGTCGGGGATCTCCATCGCCGCGCTGCCGTCGGACCCGAGGGCCCGCGACGCGCGGAGGACCGCGGCGAAGTCGGCGTCCGCGTTCAGGAGGTCCACGACGTCGGAGGCGAACTGGTTCGGGCGCCCGCCCGCGTCGCACCGGAGGTCGATGACGACGTCGTCGCCCGCGACGGAGACGCCGAAGGCCTGCGCCGGCCCCGCCGTGATCGCCACGGTGAGGTCGTTCCCGCCAGACCCCGCCGCGGCGGCCACGAAGCGGACGTTCGCGTTCTTCGAGCCGAACCGCGTGCGCAGGCTCGCGGCGACGTCCATGTTCTCGATGAAGAGCGTGAACGGGCTCGCGCCGTCCATGTCCTTCTGCACGACTCCGTCGTAGGGCGACTCGACCGGGATCGGGGGCGTCCGGAATAGCTGTACTCGCACGTCAGTCTCCTTGCGCGGCGTGGCGCGCTGTTAGAATACGAGCCCCGCCTGGCCGCGGATGTACCTGCTCATCAGCGCGGTGACGATGGGCGGCATGGGGAACCGGAGCGGGTCCGCGAACGTCTCGCTGATGCCCTCGGCGGAGTACGACTGCACGATGCCGCCCCCGTGGCGGCCGGCGATCGCCGTCACCCACTCGACGCAGGCGCGGTTGAGCGACGCGGTGACGGGGTTCGTGGCGGACCCCAGCGGGTCGACCTTGTACGTGAAGATGACGGTCGGCCAGATCATCTGCCTCCAGCGGAGCCACGGCGCCTGCCCGCCGACCGGGGGGAAGACGGGCGTGAGCTCCGAGGCGAGCGGCATGATGCGGCCGTTGACCGGGTCGCGGATGTCGCCGAGGATCTCGCTGAGCGTGCTCGACGCGAGCGATCGCGCCATGAGCTGGACGGTCCGCTGGGGGTCGTCCGACAGCGGCAGGATCGGCCGGAACTTCATGAGGCGCGAGACGCCGAGCTGGACGTTCTCGTGCTGCTCCGTCTTGTTCCCGGACGCGAACGTGAAGCCGGCCAGGTCGAGGACGCGCTCCTCAACCGCCAGCCGGTACGCGTCGAGCATCGCGTCGCGGTCTGCGTTGACGCCCTTGACCAGCAGGCGCGTCTTGATCTCCTCCAGCGAGCACAGGCTCGGCATCCTTGACCCCCTTTCTTCCGGCGAGAGACTGGCTCCCCGTCAGCTGGGCCTCGTACTCCGCCTGGCTGATCTCCTCGCAGCCCGCCATGAGGAGAAGCTTGAACCACCCGCTCTTGCCAGCGGGCCGCGGGCCCTCCGGGAACTTCACCCCGTGCACAGACAGGCCGCCCTTCGGCACGACCACGTAGCCGTACGACACTCCCTGCTTCCGCATGTCCCTCACTCTGAGCCTCCTATGGGCCTCCGGTGTTATATTCCGGGAGCGGTTGGTACCCTGCGAGGGTACCAACCGCTGTCACAGTGCGACTAGTTCTCGTCCAGCTCGCTGCGCGTCACCCACATCACCTTCAGCACCAGGCCGGACGTGTCGACCGTGAGCTCGATGCCCGGGTCCGCGCCGCCGGTGAGGTTGGCCTCGGCGAGGTTGTCGACGATCCCGTCGGGGTCGTTCACGGACGAGAGGCTGGCGATCACGAGCGCCGAGGCGTCCGCGTCCGCGTTGATCCCGTCCACGACGTCCTGCGCGGTCGTCTCGCCCGCCACGTAGGTCACGACGATGTCCGTGTACGACACCGCCACGCCGAACTCGGCGCCTGGGGTCAGGGCGATGGTGATGTCGTTGCCGTCAGCGCCGGCGGCCTTCGCGACCAGGCGGAAGTTGCCGTCCGCGTACGCGTCGGTGAACGCGCTCGCGTACTTCGCGACTGCCGGGCCCTGGTCGAAGTCGTCGTCCAGGTAGCCAGTCAGGTCCGTCCCGCCCGTCCAGTTCAGCACGGAGACGATGGCGTCGTCCGAGTGCAGGCCGGGCACCGTGATGCGCGTGGTGCCGTAGGGGTATGCGTCCGACACGCCGTCCACGAACGTCTCGCGAAGGTTGACGCCGCGGCCCTGGAGGACCCGGCGGTGCTTGCGGAAGTTGTCGGTGTACCTGCGGAGGGTCGTCTCAGCGCCCATGTCGTTCTCTCCTCATTCCCGTCCCCACACGCCCGAAGGCGGCAAGGAAGGAGGGTTAGCTGCGTGGCTCAGCCACCGCCGCTAGGTTGCCGCGGCGGTGGCCGGCCGGTCCTGCTTCGGCCCCGCTAACTACTAGTCGGAGCCGAGCGCGATGTCTGAGGCCAGGATGCCGAAGCTCGGGTCGGCGTACTTCACGTCGAACCTGAGGGTCGGCAGGAAGCTCGTGGCCGCGTCCCGCGGGTCGCGCCACCGCTCCACTCGGATCCGACGGTGCCAGCCCACGTACAGGTTGAGCGGGTGCGTCAGGATCGCGAAGTTGTCGTAGTCGATGTCCGCCCCGGCGATCGTGCTGACGCCGGTCATGAGCGGGATCGGGACCACCGGCACGCCTCGGAAGGCGAGCTTCAGCCGGAGGTTCTCGGTGACGTTCGTGTCGCCGAGCGGGGTGCCGCGGCCGGCGAGCTCGCTCTGGTACCCGTCGTTGTGCTTCACGGGCACGTAGAACCGGAGCGACGTGGGGTCGCGGCGGTAGCGGGCCGGCAGGGCGGCGATCATCTTCCGCCAGAGCTGGTCGTAGCTCGTGA